ATATTCGGTAATCCAGCGCTTTTAAACGTTCCAACTGACCCAATTGAGGTTGTACCCTCGACGAAACGATTCGCTAAATTTGGCAAGTTAAAAGTTGTACTTCCATCACCACTGCCATGTTTTGTACCAATAACTGCGAAAAGCGCTGCGTATGTCGATCGACTCACAGCTGCACCGTTGCAGAGAAGCCAGCCATCAGGAACTGAATAGAAGTGTCCAAGCATTCCTGTTGGCATGCTCAACGGCTTTAGCTTAGGGAGTAGATCATTCAATGCCTGAGAAATTTGAGTAAGAGTTGCCATGCCAACCTCTTCAGATGTCAGATGTTCACAGTTTCACCACCCAGCTTGGCAACAGCCTGGGTCAACTGAGTGACAATTATTTTTAAAGATTCAACTTCTTGTGCAGTTGTGCCGCCAATCGGTCGTCCGCCTGGCGTAGCGCCATCACCCGCATATAGTGTCCATGTTTCTGTATTCAGCACAACTTCTCGATCTGCAGGAATTATTTGAGCCAGTTCGGCAGTCGTGTAGCCTTTAATTTGGATAGCTACACCGCCTACCTGAAAATCGAGAGGTGTTGCGAGTTTCTTTGCTGTCACTGCTCGCTCAGCAAGATGCAGCTCTTTCACTGATCCTGCCTTGAGCGCAGCACCATCAAGAGCCCCATCTTTAGTCCATTTGAAAGACTGCAACGCCTCAAGAAACTGTGTGATGCTCGGCGGCTCGACTTGCGTCATGCCGCATGCATCGATCACCGAGATGCGCATCTGATCTATCAAATAGAACCACGCAGCCCCTGGTTTGGTTGCGGGAGTCCCGGTTTTTGGATTGCCGGACGTTGGATAACCCTTTGAACTCAAAGTGCTTAGCGACGGTGGCGAATCGATCGCGGACGCCTGCCAATAACCTGCTGTCATGCTTCTTCCTCATAGATGAAAATTACGTATACGTGTGCAGGTGCAAGCGCACGTATCATGCACTCGAGAAGTGCATTACCCCATCGGGCAAGATGCTCATCAACACCCCACGTCACATCGAAATACTCGGCGTTTCCGTCGGACCTGATAGTGATGCCAAGAGTCATCACCGTCGTCCATTGTTCGTCCCAGAGCGCGTCGTCAACTGTGCTGTCGACTGTGTGCTCCGTGAATGTCGTCACTTTTGCCTGATAGCCGAGAGTGCCGGCGAGCGACTCGAAAAATGCAGCCGTCAATCCCAAATTTGAAGTGATCTTTGCGAGCAGTTCCTGCCGCATTTGTTCACGAGATGGATCAGCAATCGCTGCGAGACACTCTGACGGAATACCCCACTCGTCGAACCATCGTTCAAGCTCCTCAATAGAGGAGCGCGGATCAGCCTCTTCAAGTACAGCATTTGCACGCTCGTCAACTCTTGCAGCCTCTCGAGCTAAGGCATACAGAATTGCGTCAAGCATGCCGCCCTGCCGACGATGCCAGATCGGGCCCCGCGGAAGCAGAGCCTCAACTTGATGCGCATAATGTTTTTCCGTCAGTGCCATATCACACCCATGTGATCGTGCCAGGAACGTAGATCTCTCCTACGACCGTACTCACATCATCTGTTGGCGTCACAATGCGATAACTCTTCACCTCCGAGACGCCGCTAATTGCTCGATCGATTGAGGTTCGCAAAACGGCGCCGCCAGGGACAGCTTCAGCAAGCACAACGCTCTCGATCGCAGACTCGATCTTGGCCTTCACGGCTTCATCGTCCGGGAGTATGTCGAGCGTGATGTCGAGCGGTTTCGGGACTGGCGCGACTACGTGCAATATTGCCGTCACCGGCATTTGTGAAGTGATGTACTCATCGACGCGTTTCACCATCGTCTCTGTCGGTATCCCGTTTGACGTCATGCCGTCTGTCATAAAACGCACCGTCACATGACCTTGACCGAGCTCCTGGGGATAGCACCACGCTCGAGTGACACCTGAGACCGCAAGCGTCCAAGCAACGTAATCCGCCCTTGTCCCAGCTTTGGGCGGGCTTTTCTGGCGCTGAAGCAAGCGCTCGCGCAAGCTCTCATCGTCCTCTGCCTCTGCGCCGCCAGTAAGTTCGTCTGCAGTCGCTATGCTCATGATCCCCGCTATAGGACTGACGAGCGTAAGTTCCATGCCGGCTTCTGAATTGCCCGAGGCACCCGCCACTGCAGCTTCGATAGGAGCTTTACCATCGATGCTTGCTGCGGTAGTTACGTAGACGCTGCTATCTTCAGCTTGAAGCTGTGTACCGACCGGCACGGTGCCAGCGCCGATGAAGGAGACTTCACCAGTCGCAGCTGAAGCTGCTTTGCGGTAGATACCGTATTCGGACGCACGGCGCTCAAGATACGCACCTTCTGCTGTCGTCGTGAAGCACTGTCGCAACACGAAGGCGATAAATCCATGCAAACCATGCGAAACGCCTGAGATAACTCGCACTAGCACAGGTACGAGCGACCAGCGCATAGCCTTCTTTCCCATGCGGCTCTCGGCATCTGCCTGCACACGTTTAATGATCTGCGAAAGAGTTGGTCTTTCAAAAGACATGTCAGCTCCAAACGTTTTGGAAACGAGCGGCAAGCGCTTGCGTGTCGTCAGGCTTGAAACAAACGACTGTGAGCGTCAATTGATCTATATCGCTACGCTCAGCAGTCACCTCGATGCGAGCGACAACGGCATCTTCAGTGAGCCATTTAAGCGCCTCTTTGGCGTAGGCCTCAGCGCGTCTGAGCATCTGCGGAAGCATCTTCTGACGCTGCAGCAACCACAGCCGCGAACCGATCCGGTCACCAGTTTCCTGAGCAAATGTGTCGCCCCACCAACCCTGGCGGTATGGCGCTACCGGACCATCATCTGCAGCCGATTTACGCCATGAAAAAAGGCTGATAAGTACAGCTTGCGCTAGCTCATCAGCCTCAAAGTCAGAAATGTCTGCTGTCTTTCCGTTAAGAATTAGTTCCATAGATACCTTAGTTTTCAGCGCCTCCGGTTTGGCCACTGCCTGGTTGCACGCCAGAGTGTTTGTGAGTTTTGAGACCAATGCCGTCCGCTGTGACATCACCACCCGAAACCTTGATGTCACCCGTGACAGCCGCACCGTTGCCTCCAGAGATAGCCATGCCGCCGGTGCCGGTGATAAGTTTTGCCACTTTTAGTGCGCCGGTGATTTCAACCGTTGGAGCATCGATCTTCACTGAAGCCGCTTTGAGAGTCGCAGCACCGCTCACTGTTGCGGTCAGTGTGCCGCCGACGGTCGCCTCGAGCTGTTTGTCTGTGTGGACCACAATTCCATCGCGCGTGAGATGCACCCTCTGTCCTTGGTCGTCATAGAGTGCAACTTCACCGGCTTTCAATTTCGTCAGCCGATAGCGCCGGTCAGCGATACAAAAAACAATGCCGTGGCTGCGATCGCCGCCGAAGAATGCTGCAAAAGCTTCCGGCTGTTCATCGTCAAGCGGCTCAGATGTAAACCCATAAGGCTCAACGTGCTCAAGATCGTCGCGTACTTCATCTGCAAGCAGCCTCACCTGCACCACGCGCATCTTTTTTGTGCCGTCCGCCGCGGATACCGTCCCGCGGGCAAGCACATCATCCAATCTGCCCATAAAAAAACGGCCACATCTCTGCGACCGTCCTCATTCGTATATTCGTATGTGACTGGTTCAGTGCATGCGAACCCACTCACCTTTTGACGACTCGTGCCACTCTTCTTCCTGTCCGTCGCGCCCGTAGCGTTCGACAAAGACCCGATCATCTTGCACCTGTATTCGCTTGATATCTCCGTCTTTATGAGGCGTCACAATATTAGGATTTAGCTCGCTGTGATAAACGCAGTTTCTGTCACTCAACAGACCGTACTTGTTGATGTATTTCTCACAGACAAACGCACCGGCAAAGCTCGCCTGAGCCATCGCAATTAAGCTTAATGCCGCAACGAATCGCCTCATTTCACACCTTTCCAAGCATTCTTAGTTACCACGTTACTTTGAGATGATACATCTCGCTTAAATGCCGACGGCAAACTAACTTCCAGAGTTGTAATCATTCCGCTCGCAGAAAGCTGAAAGATAATTTTTGTCACCAACATCAAATCGCTGCGCTTCAGAATTTCGTCTTCAACACGAATAAATTGATTAGGACGCCACAGAGTGCCGTCGCTTTGACGCCATCCTTGTATTGTGTATGACGCTTTCAAAGACACTCCACGGCGATATGCAGCTTCAAAGTTAGCTCTCGCAGCACACATCTGCCCGCCACTCTGACCAGAATCCTTCAAAACCAGAAGTCGGAAGCGGCCTACATCAGAATCTGTTGCTGTACCTTTGTCTTCCGCTGCAGATCGACCAAAGTCAGTATCAATTCCTGCGTGTTGACCAACAGCGATGTAGTGCGAATAACGCTTTGAGAAATCGAATGCCGAACTGCCAGCAAGTATGTTGACGCCCAATTCAAGCGCGTCCGCCGCTTGTCCGGCGCTCCCCGGCTCTGTGATCACGAGATTTCCTAGCTCGTCATCCATGACGACTAAGTTCTCTTTCGTAATCAAGCGGTTAATTGACTCAAATACCTTTTCGCCGGGATTTACTGTGTGATTTGTGAGCGTCTTACCTATGCCGACTTCATCTTTCACAGTTACACCGTAAGGCTTCGCTAAATCCGCAATGATTTGGGAAACGGACTGATTTTTCCAAGAAGTTGCGGGATTCGTACTCGTCGTTGTTATCGCTGTGCCACTTTTGCCCTTTACACCAACCCAAGCGTTCTTCGATCCCGCTGCCGCATATGCGGCTGATGGAGGACAACACTCCACCAAATCGACCGTTCTCGACTTTCCTTGTATCTGCACCTTAACAGACTTCCCGTCATACTGGATTGGTGTCGAGGAGATCCATCCGGTGCAAACCAAATCATCGCCGATGTAAACCTGCACTAAATCTCCGTTTCGAAAAAAACCGAAGTCGGTACTACCAGGGAATTTCTCTGTCACCTCCAGCGCGAACGCGCGAGATAGCTGCTCGATGCCCGTTTCGATTCTTACAGATTTCCAACCACCAAAGCGGCGGCCACCAATACGAACCTCAACTCTGTTGTCAGTCATTCACTCAAAATCCTTAACGGAGACGCGGGACAGAAGCCTTCATGACGAACCCCATTTCGGAGTGCTATTTCCGAATCGCGAGTTGCATCATCGTGATAGTCGTAGGCAAGCACCACAGCAGGAACAACATCCGTTGGTGTCACAGTGATTAAGCGCTGCTGCAAATCTGCACGTGATGTAAGTACCTCAAAGACTGCGACGCGGGCATCTTCGATCTTTTTGTACATCTCATCATTGGTCTCGAGCAGAAGCTCCGTATCGAGTGCCTCTGTAAGCACCGTACGAGTTTCAATGAGTTCATCGTAGCTCCTGACATGAACTGTCATTTCGGAAAGATCGTCCCTAGTCGTGAGCGTCGTGCCTGGCGCCGAAGAGTCTTTGTCAGAGCCCACGAGAGCGCTCACGCCGACCATCTGCGCGATAAGAAGCTGACGCGTCAGCGTTTCTACCGCCGCACGATTCTTCATCACAGTCTTCTGCACATCCGAGAGTGTCGTCCCTTCCTCAACGACCTTTCTGTAAGCTTTAGTGCCAGACGAAAGTTTGTCGTGCCCGACCAAATTTTCGAGCTGCTTCGCCACACTGCGCCACGCAGAAACAGTTGTTGCCCACCGCGAAAGTCCTAGCGCACCGGCGAGCTTCGTCGCGAAGATCTTCGGATCAGTTGAAAGCAGTGACATGGCCTTCGACGCAGTCTCAGCTACTCCCTCAGCAAAATCGAAGATTTTGGAGAGTTCCGAGTTACTTATGATCCCTAGACAGTCGAGAATGTCACCCTGAAGCGCAGAGTCGATGTACTCGTTGATCGTCTTAAGATCAATCGACGTCACAAACCGATCAATAGCTGACTCTTCGACAGCATCTGCAACATCGAATGCTTCACTCTCAGCGTCCACCGAAATCGTCGGAAATTCGAGAATGCCGGCCTCTGTCGCGGTGATTACCACCGACGCAACTCCGAGTGCTGCATCAAATTTGAGCTCTGAGATGGAGGTAATCGTCACCTCCATCTCGCCCAGCCAAGGGTGTATGAGCGTGCCAGACCCTGGAGCCTCCAGCTCTGCCATTAAGGATTGAGCCTGCGCGATATAGTCATCACCAATAACGAACGCAGTGAGAGTGATCTGTCGCGTCGCTCGCCCTAAATCTTCAACAAATGGCTGATCCTTTTGAGGATATTCGTGGACCACCGTACGGCGCCCAATTTTCAAACCTGACGCAGTCACCTCAAAGGGTATACCTCTAAAGCTTGCCGGCTGAAGCTGATCAGAGAACTTACTCATCCAAAACCTCAGTATGAGTACCGGTCGGCATAACCGACGGAGCCAAGAATGTCGAGGCCGCCACCGCCTTGAGCGTCAGTGATCGCCGCCGATGCGCCGCCGGTCGCAGTTACGTCGACCGCGACGCGGCCACTCACCTGCTGCGATGCAGTTAAGTTCACTGGCTCGACCCGCTGCACGGTTGCGGACTGTGTGCTGCCCGATGTTTTCGAGTCGCTCGAGAACCAGTTCTTCACGAAGTCAGGCACGAGGGAGGAGAAGTCGAAGTTTGCGAAGAAGTCACGGATGATTCGACCAACATTTTGTACGCTTTTCTTGACACTCTCATACCAACCAGTACAAGCCTTCGCCCACGAATCTGGAAGCAAGTTGAACACGCTCTTGATGACATCATCAATACTGCGGAGCACCGCTGGAAAATCTCCGCGGAAAACTGCTTTAGCCGTTGAAAGTATCGAAGAACCTACTGCCCCAAATCGGTCGGTGAGACGATCCCATGCTGCGGCGACAAAATCGACACAGGCCTGAGCACCTTCCTTGATTGCTGGCCAGATGCGATCCCAGTTCGCGATCACAAGCCCCGCAGCAATTGCAACGGCGCTGATCACGAAGCCGACGGGGCCGAGTGCACCAGCCATAGCGACCCCGACTGTGCGGGCGATAGTCGCAAGCGTGCTGAATGTCTGAATCATCGTCATCACACTCGAGCCGAGCGCGACGACAGCCATAATCGTCTTTCCTGCCATAATCGCGCCCATCGTGTACAAGACTGTATTGAAACCACCTACAGCATTGAAGGCACGAATCGCGTAATCCGCAAAAGCCAGGATTCCACTCACGATTCCTTCGAAATCAATACTCTCAAGCGATTGCGCGAAGCGCTCAGCAACTTGGGCGAACTTCTCAGAGAAAGCCTCCCGATTTGCGACGATCATGGTCTGGATACGCCCAGTCATGCGTGTGATTGTCGGCACTAATGATGAAGCTATTGTGTTGCCCACTGAAGCCACAACAAGATGTAAGTTTGTGAACCCCGTGCTCAGATCAGAAGCTGATTTCACCGCATCCCGACTCATTACGATGCCAAGTCGATGAGCTTCGGCACTCATATCGTCGAGCCCTGCAGCTCCAGCAGTCAGCATCGGTAAGAGCTTGCGACCGCCCTCACCGAAGACGGCCATTGCCATCGAGGCTCGCAACGTCGGATCCTCGTTTCTCTGTATTGCGTCGGCAAAGTCACGGAAAACTTCTTCAACCGAGCGCATGTTCCCGGCAGCACCTTTCATCTTGATGCCAAGAGCGTCGAAGAGCGTTGCTGCTTTCGATGTCGTGTCCATCCCCGTTGCGATTTCATTCATGTGCTTGCCGAAATCCTTGAGCGCATCTTCAAGCGTTTCCTGAGAAGCGCCAGCCTGCACAGCAGCGTAGCCCCACTCTTGCAGGCGTTCGACACCCACTCCGACGCGCTGACTCATCTTGTCGAGTCCATCGCCAGTTGCTGTGAAACTCGAGACCGCCTGTTGCATACTGAAGCCGACAGATCCAGCTGCCGCGGCAAGAGGACCGCCGACAATACTGCCGAGGTTTTTTGCGTTCTCGGCAACGTCCATCACAGACCGATTGAAGAGTCTTAACTGCTTCTGGAGACCCGTGAATTTCGTCGACTGAATGACTTTGGCAAGTCCAACCCATCGGGCGGAGAACGCTTTGACCACTGGCGATGCAACGTCTCTGATCGCAAGAACGGCAGTCAATCTAAAGTCTTTACCCGCCATCTGTTCTCTCCATTGCGATGCGATTCCATTGAGCCACGTAAAGATCCTGTTCCGAAAAGGACATCTTCATAGTCTTCGAAGGAGCGAGCCTCCACACATACGCGAGATCAAAGCATCGCGCCAGGATGTCTTCTACTCGGCCCCTTCCCCGAAAAAACCCATCACCATCCAACACAGCACATTGAAGTCTTTGAGTGCGAGTGTCTCAATTACCGAAGGCGGCAGCCCTGCGAGTTTTGAGATGTAAGCTGCGCACACAGCAGTGTTGAGATGAGGCATGCCGTCAAGATCTACTGTGTATGGCATACCAAGCTGTTTGCACATCTTTGTAGTCGGCTCCTTCAGATCGAGCTCGCTAATCTTCTCGCCAGCGTGTTCGATCGGATGCTTCAATTCGTACTTCATGCCAAATCTCCATCCAGTCCTTCAAACCGAAGGCTGATCGTTCCGTCTACAGGCTTAAAGGCTGCGTCACCTACAAGCCACGCATCACTAAGTGTGTAAACCATGCCGTTTGCGCATTCAGCGGTGATCGTCATGGATTCACTTTCCATGAGCGTTTCAGTAGGAAAGTCAGAAGTCACAATGAAGTCGCCTGCGATATAGGGCGTAGCGATCGTCTCCTTGAAGCCAACTGGGCCACCCGTCGAAGCCATCGTCTCACGAGTGACTTTTGCCATTGGGAACTCTAGGTTCCCCTGCAGTTCGAGCTGCTGACCGTCAACTTTGAAATAGCAGGTACCTGCTAGTCGCTTACCCATTTGTTATTCCTCCGCGTACTGAAGACGGAACTGGTTGAGAAGTGCGAAAACACGCAGCTGATTTACATAGTCGGGCGGGAACAGCACATCGAGACGATTTGGATTGTCCGCATTGCGTTCGACGATGAGGTACTTCTTGAAAAGGTCCCTGTTCTCACAAATGCCTGCGGTCTCTAGACGTGCATATTCAGCTACGAGTTCGCCGCGGATCACAGACGGTGTAACTATTGCCTGACCAGCGCCGTAGCGAGTTCCGTCGCTCGCGAGCTTATGGCGCGCGTACTTCGACGTGATGATTGATTTGAGTCGGCGCAGCACGTAGGCAGATGTATGCAGCGTCTCGGAGTCGAGGTAGGACGCATCGGCGTCGCCCATAGAGTTCCTCTGATACGTCGTGATCGCCCTTTCGATCTGCACCGTGCCGCTCACAGTCGTGAGCGTGGCGATGCCGTTCTCCAACAGTGTCTGGCGCTCCGTGAGAATGAATCGATTCTGCGTCGGCGAGGCCATGACGCCGGTAAGAGCTCCTGTCTGCGTCGGACGGGCCGGATCGGCCGAAATGAAGACCGCAGTGCGCGCGACGTAGGCCGCGAGCACCTCTTCAACCGCAGTCGGCATCGAAGGCTCGACGCCGACGATCGTCATGTGCTGGTCGTTGCGAGCCGCACCGAAGGTCTTGAGCTCTTCGAGCGTACTGCGCTTCGCGGTATACACGTGGCCGTAGATTTGGCGGAAAGGAGACCAACGGCCCGATGTGTCGTTCATCTCTGTCTTGAACGCATCGAGCACGACGGCGTCCGAGTAGGGACAACCGATGAAATCGTACTGTTCGTCGCCCATAGCTTCGATTGCCTGATCAATCTCGGGATCAACCGTTCCGCCAGACATTGGCGTGATTGTCACGCTGATACCGGAAGGTGTCGCCTCGCCATTGATAAGACCACGAAGGTTGAGTGCAAGCTGAATGCCATTTCCGATCGTACCCTTCGTTCGTGCTGCAATCGTGCAGATTCCGTCAGCGGCACC